CGACTTTCCAAGCTTCTTTCATTCATACACGGGCGATAAGCCCACCCCCCCACAAGAAAGGATATTTCTCATGGCTAGAAATAATCGCTTCCGCAGGGCTAACTCAGGGCTCCCTGGTTATGATAACCTTGGCTTTGAGAGTTTCGGACACCCTGCTTCACAGGCACAGCCTTCTGTTGATTCTTATGGCATTGACTCCGAGTTCGGAGAAGGTGTACGCAAAGGTCCATATAAGAGTGGTCCTGCACCTGCTTCTTATGCTTGGACTCCCGATCACCCTGCGGCAGATGATGAGATCATTGACGATTTCGCAGAGACTCGTGATCTTTACGAGCAGAATCTGAAACTCGCTATGGAGCGTAAAGCGGCAAAGTGCATCGAGATCGCTGAGAGCCGTCTTGGTAAGACTGCTTCACAGGGTGAGATCGAAGACCTCGCACTTCGCTACATGGACTTGCCTTCTCGTCAGATTAACGCAAAGCTTCAGAGCCTTGCTTCTGATTTCCTAGCAGGTGACGAAATGCAAGAAGCTACAGGCTATGAGGGCGATGATGTCGGCCCTGGCAACGTAACTGCTGAAGACACCACCGTTGCTGAAGACCTCGTTGAGGAAATCGCAATGCTTAAAGCGGCTAACGCTCGTCTTACTCGTCAAATGCGTAGACTCGCTGAAGATGTTGTCCAAAAAGAGACAGGCTACGAGGGTACTGATGAGAGCGTAGAGACTCTTGACTCAACTGAGTCTGAGGGTCCAACCAAGAAGCTCGCTTCTGAGGCAATGGCTGAGGACATGGCTATTCTTTCTGAAATGATGGCTGAGGCGGCTCACATGGGCGATTCAGCTCGTATGGCTGAGATCATGGCTGAAATGGATCTTGTAGCTAAGACTTATCAGAAGCACAATGCTTATGGTGAGGCGGCTCCAGGCTTCGGTTATCAAGACCCTGATACTCGTGCTGAGAACCGTTCTACAGGAAATAAGGATTGGAACAAGAAGACCAAGCATTTCCACAACCTCAACTATTACACAGCAAACAAAGAGCTTTGGAAGAAGGCAGACTTCATGGCTTCTGACATTCTTAGCGATGAGGAGTTTGCTGAGGTAATGGCAGAAATGGAAGCAATGGCTTCTGAGGAAATGGCAGGTGGTAAGGGTTCAGGTGGTAACTCTAAGGGTTCACGCAAAGTCATCAATCAGTATGGCGAAGCGGCTCCAGGCTTCGGTTATCAAGACCCTGACGTTCGTGCTCAGAATCGTGCCAACAGAGATAGTGATTGGAACAAGAAGACCAAAGAGTTCTACAACAAGAACTACTACTCTGAGAATCGTGGCAAGATTGAAGGTTGGCCTACCCCTGCTAATCCTCGTGTAGCTGAAATGGAAATGGCTGACGATCAGCTTGCGTCTGAAGAGCAGGCGATGCTTGACGAGATGCTCGCTGAAATGGAGAGCATGGCTAATCAGAATACCATGATGGCTTCTGACGAGGTGGCTTCTGACGAGGTGGCTTCTGACGAGGTGGCTTCTCACCACATGAGCGAGAGCGTTGAGTCTAGTGACATCATGGGTCTTGACCTTATGTCTGACGAAATGGGTCTTGACCCTAAGCTCGCTCGCATCTTCCAAGCCGCTGAGGAAGTAGTTGAGGATTTTGAGGCTTTTGAGGAAGTAGCTGAGGAGATTGCTGAGGAAGCTGTTGCTACCAAGAAGTCTGCTTCTTTCCGTCCACAGACAACTGCTCGCCAAGCGTCTGTTAAGACTCTCGGAAATATTAGCCGTGAAGCAAGCTCTGCTTCTGACGAACTCAGCAAGCTTTGGGAGTCTGCTCCTGACGTTTCTAAGTTCTTCGGCTAAGAAATGTAATAAAGGTTCTTTTAGTTCCTTTATAATGACACGCTTTATTATTGAAACCCTTTCGGGGGGTTGGGACTTTCCCTCCCCTTTCTTAACACACACTACTCTCTTGGAAACAGAGAGTATGAGCTTCTAGGAGAAATACTATGGCTCTACTTGGACAAGCTAGTGGTGGGTTTACTGAGTCAAGTTCGGCTCTCAGAATTCTGCACGTTGGTGTTCGTAACACTGTCGGTCAGCTTTCTGCGAACGCATTCACTCAGACTAACCCCCCAATTTCATCAACCGGTGCGGCTATGCCTGAAATCAATAAAACTGAGGCTTCAGGTCTTCTTGACGGTCTAGTTCGTGGCGTACTTAGTGGTTCTGTTGCTTTCGCTCAGAATACAGGCTCTAACGAGCATGGTGGACCTCAGAATGCCGTTGCTGTTCTTGGTGTCTTCCTCAACAATGCCGCAGGAAATGCCTTTGAGAATCAACCTGGCGTTGCTTCTAACAGAGGACCTTACGTTTCAGCTCAGGGTACTTATGGAAATAAGCTCTATGAGACTAAAGGTGATCTTTCTAATGTTGCTGGAGCTACTGACTTTACTTACTCTGTAGGTGATAGACTTATCGCTTCTGTTAACGGTTATCTTACATCTGCTGATAATGGTACTGTTACAGACGCTGACGCATTCGGTGGTGCTAAAGCTTCTGCTACCACTATCGGTATTCTTAAAATTGTTCCTGACTCAAACTCTGATGAGTTAGTCTACGACCAACGCATCTGATATTAGAAAGGAGCCTACAATGAGTAATACAGTTGATAACGCAGTAAAGCAGAAGATCATTGCTGACTACATCAAGACCCCACAGGGTCGTAGCAAGCTAGCCGCTTCAATGACACAACCACTTCGTCTTCGTCGTGACTATACGAGTGTTGGTCGTAAGACTTTCCTCGTAGAGCAACTTCCTGATGGTGCTTTGCCGATCTACGACAAAGACCCTGACGTAACTGCTTTCGTAGTTGGTGAAGAAGGCGAGAACATTCTTGCTATCACCAAGCCACGTCGTGTCATTTTCCCTCTCTTTGAGATCGCTTCTAACCCTGAGATTCCATTGACTCAGATTAAGGAAAGACGCTTCGATCTTATCGAGAGAGCACAGGACTTGGCTCGTGCTCAGATTCAGGCGGCAGAGGACGAGCGTGTATTCGCTATCCTCGATGCTGTTGCGACTCAGGGCTTCGACTCAATCGCAGGTCAGACTAACGCTGACATTCCTGTTATCGCTCCTCTTAACGGTGCTGTTCTCGCTGACGCATACGCTCAGATTGAGCGTCACGATCTTCGTGTAGCTCGTGTCTTTATGAATGCTCGTGACTACGCTGACATCCGTAAGTTTGGTCGTGATATTCTTGACATCGAGAGCCAAGCGGCTCTCCTCAAGACAGGTCTTCAGGCTACCCTTTGGGGTGCTCAGATTATCACTAGCCGTCTCGTTCCTGTTGGAACTGTTTACGTCTGCTGTGAGCCTGAGATGTTCGGTCGTATTCCTGTTCGTACCGAGCTTACCGTTCTCTCTGCTGACGATCCAAAGGCTCGTACAATTGGATTCAGCGTATTTGAGAATTTGGGTATTGGAGCCTACAACCCTAAGGGTCTAGCTCGCCTTACCGTTACTCGCTAATCTTTAAGAAATAGCTAGTAAATAA